GTGCGTTTCCGCTTTAGTATTTAAAGTTTTTTAATTACGATGCGGGAGCAGGAGGTATCGAACCAATTTGATCGAGAGAATCCAATTCTCTCCTCGAAAGCCAGTAGAGGCGAGGGGCAGGCTTCCGGATATAATCCAGAAGTCTTGACCTTACTCGGCTCATGGCCTGAAGGAATTGGCCGTGGGGCTTAGTCCCACGGCGAATACGACAATATTGGGCATTGACTTCGTGCAGAAGGTTGAAACTGTCGTCTTTCTTGACGATCTTCCATGGAGCCGCTAAGGCTGCGAACTCTTCCTCAATTACTATCCCGCCTCTGGGGAGTTTATTAAGGAAAATTCCGCGTCCCGAACGGATCTGTGAAGGATCATCATCCACAAGGCCTAACCCGCCAACCGATGAGTCCATAGGCAGTCCTGTTTTCCGAAGTTCTTGAGCTCGGAATTCAGCGATCACTGCCTTATACTCGTTGACAACGCGGCGAGCATGATTCCAGGATCCTCCAGGAATCGGCCCGTCCCAACGTTGGGGGTTAAACCAGCCTTCCTCAACGTACTCCACTCCAGCCGCGATGGCGAGGGAGGACACACCAAAACCCATCCGACCAAGATCATGGTTGGGGGGTTTAGGTTTGAGGTAGAGAGCTCTCCAGAGCTTTCTGGTGGAACTGTCCGGCTTAGATCGATAAGTCGAACAGAGAAAGTGCGACACAGTTACTTCCCTCTTCCTTACGGCTTTAACCGCGAGCGAGTAGGCTCTCTCTTCTTGAGAGACCACTCGGTCCTGGTCAGAGCCACCCTTGGAGATTCCGGTCATGAAAGACATATTAAGGTAGGGAACTACCTCAAAAGTCCTTCTAGACCAGTCTCCAATGGTATCATCAGGGTCTCGAAAATAGCCTTGTTCTGAACGTTCCCACTCCTCCCCAATCCGGAAAAGACAAGAGTTGAGAGTAATGAACTCCTTAGATAAGAAGTTCTTCCCAATACTTGGCTCAAGTCCAGATCGGAGACAGTAGGAACACCAGAACTGGTGAAAACCCTCTGGAGCCCAGAACCCGATGTCATCTCCGTTCATTAGAACCGGAAGACGACGGAGGGGGATGGTTTCCTGAAGGAAATCTTCGAGAGCAGCGCGGTAAACACCCGCGTTGATGATGCAAA